GCTCGTCAGAGCTGACTTGGAAGACGGTGACTACCCGGTTGAGCTTCGGGACGGAGATGAAGTGCTCATCGAGTTCAAGAAGCCCGAGCCTCCACGATGAAGCTTCCGATCCTGAGGCCAGTCTTCGAGGTGGATCGAGACTCACGCACGCTCTCATACTGGGTGCCGCGTCTACGCCGGTACCACCTGACGCTCATCTGGAAGATCACCGTGGGCATGGTCGGTCATGAGACCCCCAGCGGCGTGTTCTCGATTGAATGGAAGACGCGCACGCCATCGTGGAAGGCGCCCGACTCGGACTGGGTGAAGCCGCCTGTAGTGGTTGGTCAGACATATGACTTCACCGACCCGATCAACCCGTTCGCGGGAGGCTTCATCTCATTCAGCAAGCGTGACGGGGTGGGCATCCACGGGACCAAGTTCCCGCCGCAGACGGGCACGGCCTCATCGCACGGGTGCGTGCGTATGGCGGTGAAGGAGCTCGATCAGCTGTGGCCACTGGCCAAGGTCGGTAGCCTGGTGTTCGTGTATTGAGCGGCAGGCGACCCATGACTCCCGAGCTGGAGAAGCTCTGGGCCAACCCTCCGAACTGGAGAGAGGTGACCATCCGCTGCCCCGAGCGCCGGCTGCGCTCATCGATGATGGACAACACGATGGGCACGCCTCAGCCCATGCGTGACCCACACCGAAGCACAACCCTGATGCTGATGCTGACGGTGGATACGGCCATGATCGTGGACCTGTGGGAAGCTGGGTATGACCTGGATGTTCGGGCGCGCACACGGGAGCTTCTGATCGAGCAGGTGGACATGATGCTGGATGAGATGCTTGAGCAAGGACGGTCCAAGGTGAAGGGACACCCGTGACCCTGGAGTACCGAAGCTCGCGCCGTAACCGCGTCTACCAGCGCAAGTTTGACCACGATCAGGCGCGGGGCATGTACGCTACCGGCGCGATTAGCCAGCGTGAGTTGGCTGAACACTTCGGTGTATCAGTCTCTGCCGTTGCGCGTGTTGTCTCGGAGGAGGCGCGGGAGTACCGAGCGCGTTACTACCGCGAGGTGCGCACCCTGACGGAGTGCGTGGACTGCGGTGGGCCAGCGTACCGCGATCCCTCCACCCCCGGCGAAGCTCGTTGCCGTCGCTGCTCCAATCTTCTGAAACGCTCACGCTTTCGCTATGACGATCTGGGGCAGCTCGCGGCGGTGCGCTGTAACCTGCGCAACTGCGCGAACGGGGAGCGCTGGCAGCCGCCCGAGAACTTCCCACGCGGCATGCACTACAAGGACGTGCGCCCGGGCGGCATCCACACTTCCTGTCGGGCGTGCAACACCCGTAGCCGCAGGGAACGCCGAGCACGAGGTCGCCCATGATTAAGAGGGGGAGGGGTGATGTACCCCCCCCCTCGTGAAATGAACGGGGGGGTATCAGCAGTGGCCCCCCGCGCATCGAGGGTGGGTGCCTATGAAGGGTAGCCCCTACCTTAAGGGCCCCCCCCCCTCGCACCCCCCGCCTCTTCCCCCCATCCAGCCCTACCTCCCACCCATAAGGAGGTGATGGAGCGTTGACACTACGGTACGGGAAGACCCTCACGATCACCCAGCTTCAGTACCTGCGCACCCCGCTTGAGATGTACGCATACCGCATCATGGGCAGATGGCCCGAGTCGGTGCACCAGCGCAACGCCCGCATCCTCGAGGAGGCCAGAAGCGGACCCGTTCATGCTGCACCACTCCGATGGCACACCGTACATGAGTGCCTGGGACAGGTAGGCGGGGCACCCCACCCCCTCTGTGAGCCGCTGTCTGCGCGACTGCCTGCCTGAGACTCAGGTGACTACATAGAGCACGCATCAGCCTGACGCTCGCAGGCGTTAGCCGAAGACCGCACGCCTCGATGATCTACTTCATCTGCCCTGTCTGCAAGGCGCAACTGGTCTCGGAGAAGGGACCGTGCGCAACGTGCGCCCGGGATCGGGAGCAGCGCCGCGGCACCGCAGCTGAACGAGGTTACGATGCCACCCACCGGAGGCTGGCGGCGCGGGCCATCCGTGCCCACCCATGGTGCATCGTGTGCGGTTCAGACCAGGACCTCACGGCTGACCACATCACGCCCCTCGCACGCGGAGGTCGTAACGTGGTATCCAACTATCAAGTCATGTGTAGAACATGCAACTCAGCTCAAGGTAAGAAGGGAGGGGGTGGGAGGGTCCGCGAAAGCAGCCACTCCAACTACCCCTTCGCCAGAATTTCGGGCAGAACACAGGACGAAGCCAGGGGCAAGTCCACAGGCGGCATCCAGGTTGGCTGAGCTGCGCTACTTCGGGTCTGGCGCAAAGGTGCGCTTGGTTCCGGGTTGGTTGCGCGGCTTCACAACGTCCTTCGGGTCCAGCGCCGTGCCCTCGAGCTGGTTGGCGGCGAGCCGTAGCCAGTTGGCAAAGCTCATCGCGTTGTCCTTGGCGCATGCCTTCCAGCGGGCCATGTCCTCGTCGGGTGCTTTGAACAGGTACGAATCCACCTATATAACCTCCACGTTGGTTCGATGAACTATATACAGGCGGTATGTCCATCGTGAGCAGCAACCATCTGGCGCTCTGGGCGGGTCTCACGGCGCTGTTCGGGAACCTGGCGGCGGTGCACGTCATCGCGCTGTTCTCCAACGGGGACTCTGAGCGGTCGAAGGCGACCGGGGCGGTCATCACAGCGATCTGCGTCGGGGCCAGCGTCTACGCCAAGCAGAAGTGGGATGACGCCAAGGAGGCGCGGAAGCGTGGCTAAGCAGCCCTCGTGCTCATGCCACGCCTGTCACGCCGGGTTGAAGCCGTTCACGCGCAAGCACTTCAGGGTCTGGGCGATGCAGCTGACGCTGGACACCGGCGACCCGTGGATCCTTGACGGCTGGGAGCTTGACTTTGCCGACGATCTCTTCCGGGGCGTGAAGGAGTGCTGGCTGGTTGTCCCGGAGGGGAACGGCAAGACCACGTTCGTCGCGGGCCTGGCGCTCTACTACCTGGAGCACACGCCCATGGCTGAGATACCGATTGCCGCCGCAGCGATCATCCAGGCAAACACGCTGTTCAATCAGGCGCAGGGCCTCGTGATCAGCTCACCTCACATGTACGCGCTCGCTCCCGACAGGCTGGCGCAGGCAACAGGTAAGGCCAAGATGTACATGCCCCGCTTCGAGTGCCAGCGAGGACTGAAGCGCATCCGGCACCACACGGGCGGCTACATCGAGATCCGCTCCAGCGACGAGAACACCTCCGACGGAGTCATCCCCGGAGGGATCGCGGTGTGCGAGGAGCTGCATCGGCACAAGACCATGGAGCTGTACAAGATCTGGAAGGGGAAGCTCAAGAAGCGGAACGCTCAGATGGTGGTCATCTCCACCGCCGGTGAGCCGGGATCGCAGTTCGAGAAGACGCGGTCCAGCTTCCGCACCGTCGGGGAGGTCACGAGGCGCGGGTGCAGGACGCGGGCGCTGAACGGGAAGCTGTCGGTCATCCACGACTGGGCTGTCCCCGAGAAGGGAGACGTGCTGGACCTGAAGCTCGTGGCCAGGGCCAACCCCAGCAAGCGGATCACGGTGGAGACGCTGGCGATGGAGCGTGAGTCTCCGTCATGGGAGATCAACCACTGGCGCCGCTTCACCTGCAACCTCCCGACCCGTTCTCACGGCGCCGCCATCACCGAGCAGGAGTGGCTGGCAGCCGAGGACCAGGGAGCGGAGATTCCGGTTGGTGAGTCCATCGTCGCGGGGCTTGACCTGGGGTGGAAGTACGACACGACAGCTATAGTGCCCCTGTGGTGGAGGGACTCAGAGTACCGACTGCTGGGAGAATCGCGTGTACTGGTGCCACCGCGCGATGGGCACTCCCTCCACCCAGATCTGATCAAGTCTGCGCTGATCGAGCTGAACGAGCGCAACCCCATCCACACGCTGGTCATGGACGTCAGCAACGGCCACGACATCGCCAACTGGGTGGACGATGAGCTGCCCTGCACCACCGTTGATCGCGGGCAGAGCAACAGCTTCGCCTGCGCAGACTACGAAGCATTCATGGAGGCGCTCCGCAACGGGTGGCTGCGCCATGTGGGTGATCCCGACCTGACCCAGCATGCGCTGAACGCAATCACGCGGGTGGCCACGTACGGTGACCTGCGATTCTCCCGCCCGGCGGACGGGCAGAGCAGCGCCCGCCTCCAGGAGGTCCGGGTTATCGACGCTCTGGTCGCCGCTGCGATGGCTCACTCGGTCGCGGCCGAGGCGCTGAACAGGAGCGGAATCCAGGTGGCGTTCGCCTGATGTTCACTATCACGAACCCGCTCAGCCTGCTGCCTAACCGGAGACGTTCCTCAAGCGTGGTGCCGCTGGGGATGAATGAGCTTATGTCGTACTTCAGCTACGGGAGCAGCATGTACCCGATCTACGGGAACACGTCGTTCGGGAGCAACCCGCAGGTGGAGATTCAGAGCACCATGGCGTCCCTGGGGGCGGAGGCGTACAGTGCCAATGGCCCGATCTTCGCCTGCGTCATCGTCAGGCTCTCGCACTTCGCGGAGGCGAGGTTCCAGTACCGTCAGCTGCACAAGGGCAGGGCGGGCGACCTGTTCGGCAAGCAGGACCTTCGCGTACTGGAGAAGCCCGGCCCTAACCAGACCACCGGCGACATGCTGGGGCGGGCGCTCCTGGACGTTGACCTTGCCGGCAACTGGCTGGCGACCAGGCGTGACGACAAGATCATCCGCATGAGACCGGACTGGGTCAGCGTCGTGGTGGGGAGCAGGCAGGAGGGCATCGCTGGACGTAACTCGCTGGACGCTGAGACACTCGGCTATATCTACCATCCGGGAGGACGTGGGAGCGGGGAGGAGCCGGAGCTGCTGCTGGCCGAGGAGGTGGCGCATTTCATGCCGTACCCCGACCCGGTCGAGCCGTACAAGGGGATGAGCTGGATCACGCCGGTGATCAGGGAGGTCATGGCCGACAACGCGGCTCGGGATCACAAGCTGGCATTCTTCGAGCGCGGGGCCACGTCCAACCTGGCGATCAACATTGACCCGGCCCGTGTGAACGAGGAGGAGTTCAAGGAGTTCGTCGAGGCGTTCCGGTCGAAGCACGAGGGGCTGTCAAATGCGTACAAGACGATGTTCCTGCGCGGTGCGGCTGACATGACGGTGATCGGGAACAACTTTGAGCAGATGGACTTCAAGATCGTGCAGGGCGCAGGTGAGACCAGGATCGCCGCCGCTGCTGGCGTCCCACCGGTGATCGTCGGGCTGAGCGAGGGTCTCCAGGCTGCGACATACTCCAACTACGACCAGGCCCGCAGGAGGTTCGCCGATGGCACGCTCCGCTTCCTGTGGAGGAACATCGCTGGGTCGCTGGAGACCCTGGTCCCGCCGCCTGACGATCAGACGCAGCTGTGGTATGACGATCGCGACATCGCGTTCCTGCGGATTGACGCGCAGGAGGAGGCATCGCTGCTTCAGTCAAAGGCCACAGCCATCAAGACCCTCGTGGACGGCGGCTTCGAGCCGGATAGCGCCACCGCTGCCATCGACACCGGCGACCTGTCGCTCCTGATCCACACTGGCTTCCCGACCGTCCAGGTGAACGCCTCGGCAGGGGTGAACGTGAACGAGAGCGTGGATCAGCAGCCCCCGTCACCGGCGATCGGTAACGGGACCCAGCCGAAGGCAGTACCGGCCAAGACTCCGTGAACGTCGAGCACCTGGCGACGGACTTTGACGCCTACAGAGAAGCGTACGGAGAGCTGAGCCACACCGACCGGCGTCGGCTCTCTGCGCTGTGGGCGGAGATGTACCCAGACCAGCGCCACGCCGACCACCTGAACGCCACCTGGTTCTTCGAACGGTACAGCCCAGAGCGCGTCATCGAGCTTGGAGGCTGGGACGGCTACCTGGCGCTGTGCATGATGAGCACGTTCGCGTGTATCCGATCGTGGCGCAACTATGAGATAGCCGAGCCGCAGTCGGTCTGCTCGCTCAAGGGCTACAGGAGGGTTCTGCTAGGCAAGCCCATCTGGGAGTACCGGAAGCTGAGCGCGGATTCGTTCGTGGCCACCCATGTCATCGAGCACCTGTCAGCGAGTGAGCTCAGTCTTCTGATCCCGCTGCTGGACGTGAAGACCTGCCTGATCGAGGCGCCGCTGGAGGTGTCGCCGCGCTCGTGGAGAGGGCAGCTTAGCTCGCACGTTTTGGAGGTTGGGTGGGACGCTGTCGACAGGATGTTCGCTGAGAGCAACTTCGCTCCAGACCACCTCTGGAGCAACGGGCGCTTCTACATTCATCGGCACTAGCCGAATCCAGGACTGACATGCCCTGGGACGTGAAGAAGGACCGACGCTGTCCATCCAGCCGTCCGTGGGGCGTGGTCAAGCAAGGTGACAAGACGCTCGAAGGGTGCCACGTCTCGCAGGTTCATGCAGAACGCCAGCAGGCAGCCCTGTACGCAAACGAGCCATCTAGCCGAAGACAGTCGCCGATGGCAAGGAGCGAGGAGGACAACGTGGACGACGTCATAAACGAAGAGGTCGAGCTGGGAGGTGGAGACGCGGTCAGCTTCTGTCGGGCCACGTTTGACGGTTCTGGTATGGAGATTCAGGACTCGGACGCCTCCATGCCGATGCTGGTCGGGAAGTTCGCCAGCTACGGCAACTGGAACGAGATTTACAGCCCCGGAGAGGCCCGCGAGATGGGCCTGCGAGGGGATCGCTACATGGAGCGGGTTCTGGGTGGTGCGTTCACTAAGACTCTCCAGGAGCGAGCGGGGCAGATTCGGCTGCTGTTCAACCACGGCCTCGACCCCAGTGTCGGCAAGAAGCCGCTGGGTGAGATTGTTGAGGTGGAGGAGCAGGAGGACGGCCCGCATTATCGCGCCAAACTGTTTGACGCATCGTACGTGCGTGACCTGATTCCAGCGCTCCGGGCCAACCAGTTCGGGAGCAGCTATCGCAGCGACCTGGTCAAGGGCAAGCTGCGCAAGCGCCCCGGAGACTCCGAGCACAACCCGGAGGGCCTGCCTGAAGCTACGGTGGCTGAGGTCAGGCTCAAGGAGTTCGGGCCGGTAACGTTCCCGGCTGAAGCAAAGGCAACGGCGGGTGTTCGCTCCCTCACCGATTGGGCGAGGAGCGAGGACCTGGCGCTTGCGCTGAGACGGATGATCGTGGAAGAGCCGATCGTCCAGGATGATCCCAAGTCGCGTCACTCGGACGATGACGAGCAGCCGGATCCGGAGGTCGAAGCCGTTCGGGCCACTGCAGTCTCATTCAAGAGCCGACGCACTCGGAAGGGCAACTATCTGAGTGCTAAGGAGGTGAGACCAAAGTGGCGTCTGTAATCGAGACGCTCCGAGACGAGATTTCGGAGCTTGAGTCCCAGGTGAACGAGATGAAGGTCGAGTTCGCCGGGAAGCGATTCGACGACGCAGCCCGCGCTAAGTGGAACGAGCTGAACGAGTCCCTGGACGACAAGCAGGAGACTCTGGAGGAGAACGTGATTCGCGAGGAGCGGGTACGCGAGCTGTCGAACGATGACAGCAACGTGGTACCGATCGAGGACAAGAGGTTCCAGACCCGGAGGGCAAACGTCCCCACGGGCGAGGCCATCTACGACCTCTCAACGATCCAGCGAGACTGGTCGGATCCGGAGGTCGAGGGCAAGGAGCTGAAGGACCGGGCCAAGAGGGCCATCGAGGACTCCGACTACCCGTACCGCGGGCAGTACGGCCACGAGTCGTACCGAACGGAGGAGGACCTGCAGGGCTCCGCCGAGGACCTGATCATGCAGCACGACACGCGGGAGGGACTGCTCGCCCGCCGCATCCTGGTCACCGGCGCCCCCGCCTACAAGCGGGCGTGGGGCAAGCAGCTTCTCGGTGAGTACCTGACGACGCATGAGTCGCAGGTCCTCGCCATGGGCACCGAGCGTGCGTTGAGCCTGACGACAACCGCGGGAGGCTTCGCGGTTCCGTTCACGCTTGACCCGACGGTGATCCGCGTGTCCAACCTGGCGGTCAACCCGTTTAGGGCTATCAGCCGGGTGATCCCCGTACCGACCGACGACTGGAAGGGCGTCGCGTCCACAGGCATCACCGCTGCGTTTGGGACCGAGGCCGCGGCAGCGACCGACAGCGCCCCGGCGTTCACGCAGCCCTCCGTCTCCACCGAGAAGGCGTTCGCGTTCGTCCCGTACTCGATTGAGATCGGGATGGACTGGGACGCGCTCGGCACCGAGATGGGTGGGATGCTGGCCGACGCCAAGGACGAGCTGGAGGCGAGCAAGTTCGCCGTCGGCACAGGTACCAACGAGCCAAAGGGTGTCGTCACGGCCATCTCGGCCTCGATGTACACCGCAGCCGCGACAAACGCCATCGTCTACGCCGACCTGGACGGCCTGGAGGCTGCTCTGCCTCCGCGCTTCCGCTCCAGGGCGGTCATGGTGGCGAACAGGGCGACCTACCAGAAGATCCGGCACTTTGACTCCGCGGGTGGCCGTGGAGCATGGGAGGCCGGGTATCAGCTGGAGTCCGGTCTGCCGAACGCCGTCCCGACGCCAGGCTCTCTCAACGGGCGCCTGCTCGGTTACCCGGCGTATGAGGCCAGCGCCATGTCGAGTACGTTCACGACAGGACAGCTGGTTGGTCCGATCATCGGTGACTTCAGAAACTTCATCATCGTGGATCGGATCGGGCTCACGACGGAGACCATCCCGCACCTGTTCGACACCACGAACAACATGCCCACCGGTCAGAGGGGCCTGTACGCCTACTGGCGCACCGGCTCCGGGATCACGACCACGACCGCAGCCGGCTTCAAGATCCTCAAGCTGGCGTAGGGGAGGAGGTCATGCCGTTGGCCAGCAAGGACAATCCGGCTACACCCGCCGCCGCCGAACTGGCGGAGGAGAAGGGCGTGGACCTCACAACCGTGGAGGGATCAGGCGAGGGCGGCAAGATCACGAAGCCCGACGTCGAGGCTGTCGCAGGTGAGGCAGAGCAGGTGATCCCCGACGAGGACAGCCCGGCCGCTCAGACTCCGAGCGGGTATGCGCTCAGGGAAGCTGATGGCGACCCCGAGAAGTACGCGAAGGCCCGGGCGTACATGCGGTACGGCTACGACGGCTCCTAGGCGAGGGAGGGTCTAGCCGACGGGGGTGTTAGAGTCCACGCGACCCTAGCACCCCCTCGCCGCGAAGGAGATCAAGATGGCCCGTCCAAGGAAAGAGGAGCCCCTGTACTACATCGCCAAGGAGGGCGGCTACGCCGTCATCGGCGACGAGCACTGCTCATTCCAGGCAGGGGTGACCACGGTGGAGCGCGGACACCCGCTGCTTGACTCGTGCCCGGACTCGTTTGAGCCGTTCGTGCCCACGTACCCGGTCAAGCCGCGTGAGCACCAGCCCGCTTCCGCGTCCTAGAGTTCTCCCGCTCGATGAGCATGAGCGCATCTGCGAGGCGCTGCACTGCCACTACCGCGCGGAGCTTGGAAAGGTGGCGATGCAGGTGGTCGTCTATCGGGCCGCCCTCGAGGACGCTGGTCTGGTGCCACCGGACAAGGACGGCGAGGAGCTGCTCGCCATGTGGAGGGATGCAGCGGCGGTGATCAGCACAGCCTCAGAGTTCGTTCACCGTTTAGGAACGAGCCGAGAGTTACTAGACTCCGAATGGAGAAACGGACCGGATCGTTGGAAGGCGCCCTTCGGGCGCTGGAGAGAGGAGGAGAAGAAGCATGGGGCTTGACGTGTTGGTCCTCGGTGCGGGAGGTCCCGCCGGGGTGAACGTCTGCGGGGCCCTCGAGGCGGCGGGGCATAACCCGATCGCAGCCGATCAGAACGCGAAGCATCTCGTCTGGACGCATCCCTGGGAGACTGCTCCGTGGCCACCCCGGCTGGGAGCAGCTGAGTACGACGTTGCGATGGCGCAGCCCGATGGATTAGTCACGTGGTTGTCCGATCGGCGAGAGGAGGCTGGTACGACGTTCCTTCCCTCAGCCCAGACCATCGCCCTCTGCCAGGACAAGTACGAGTGCGGGCTGCAGTGGAGACGGACGGGGCAGCGGCAGGACAAGGTGTTCCTGGTTGACAGCGAGGTGAGCTACTGGGACGCGAGCGCAATCCTGGGTACGCCGTTCTGGATGCGAGCGCGGCACGGCGCCGGAGCGCGAGGCGCCATCGTCGTGCGGGAGCCCGAGCAGGGGCACTACTGGTACCGATTCTGGAAGAGTCGGAACTGGGATACGGACTTCATCTGCGAGGGCTACCTGCCCGGCGCGGACTACTCGTGGTGCGGCGTCTTCGACGAGGGCCTGATGGCGAGCTTCCAGCGTCAGCGGATTGAGTACATCTACCCGCACCTGTCACCGGAAGGACTGACAGGCACGCCGACCATCGCGGAGATCACTGCTGAGCCCGTTATCCACGACGCTGCGCTCAGGGCGGTGAAAGCCGTTGACCGGAACCCGCGCGGCGTGTTCTGCGTGGATCTGAAGGAGGATGAGGAAGGCTACCCGCGTCCCACTGAGATCAACGCTGGGCGCTTCTCAACGACGGTCGGGCTATGGTCGCAGTTCGGGACGCGGTCCAACTTCGTGGCGCTCGCAGCTGAGCTGGCGGTGGGTGATCGCTCGCGTCTGGATGATTGGGAGAAGCTCCCGACGGGGCTGACGCTCTCGCGTCACATCGACTGTGGTCACGTCTTCACGAGAGAGCAGGTGCTGGTATGAGCTGGGTCTGGGTGGGAATGATCGCGGTAGCAGCTATTACGGTAGTCGTCTTCAGCACGGGCCGATGAAGCTCAACCTGGGATGTGGAGAGTATCCGATGCCCGGGTACACCAACGTTGATCTGTACGTCCAGCCTCGGGACATTCACGACATGGACGCCGAGTTCATCAAGGGTGACTTCCGCGAGATGGAGTTCGAAGACGTGGAAGAGGTGCAGATGCAGCATGTGCTGGAGCACCTGCCCTGGGGTGAGTCGCTCCCGATCCTGAAGCAGGTTCACGGCTGGATGCGGGAGGGAGGCTTGATCGTTGTGGAGGTACCCGACATGGTGCAGATCATGGCCGCAGGGTCCCGTCTCGATGACTGGTACCAGTTCGTCTACGGCTCGCAGCAGCACGCAGGGGAGTTCCACCTTGCCGGGTTCACCGCTCAGATGCTGTGGGACGTCATGTACCGCGCTGGGTTCCACCACATCGAGGTGAAGGTGTTCGCCACCGAGCATCCGATCCGGAAGAACCTCCCGTGCCTCGAGGGTCGTGGCTACGCGTGAGCGGTAAGATCGTGTTCCTCGTCTGGTGGTTCTCGCTTCTGATCTTTATCGCGCTGGGATCGGTGTTCGGTCGGTGAAGGAGCTTCTGGTCATCCTCAACCCCCGGGAGATTGAGAGCTGCCTGCGTTCGTACGAGGAGCTTGACATCGACCAGCTGTTCCTGAAGCGTATGACCGAGATTGAGATCGGAGAGCGCTGGAAGGAAGTGATGGAGCTGGCCAAGGGTTACGACTGGCTGTGGATCCAGAGTGACGACGGGATCGTTCGCCAGCATGCGCTCGATGCGGTCAGGTTCATCCGCACGACCAACATGTACGAGTGCGTCACCGGCTACTCCAACCTGACCGTCCACGCATCGGTGGTCAACATGTCGATGGCGCCGCTGCCTGACTTCCCGACTCCGGCCTGGCAGCGCACCTGGATGAGTCTCAGCTCTGTCATGACCTGGCCGACCTGGGTGATCAACACGCAGTTCGCGGGGTTTGCTCTCACAGGCATGTCCTTGGAGCTATGGAAGCGGTATCCGTACAACCCGGACCTGAGCGCGGACTTCAACCTGTCTCGGCGCCTGAAGGCATCGAAGATCAAGATTGCCGGTGTCAGGGATGCGCTGGTCTGGCACCTGAAGGGCTCGCAGACGTTCCCGTTGCTGACCGATGGCCCGAGCGAGATGGTGCTGGAGACTTGAGCGAGGAGCTCACCCGGAGCGAATGCATGATCCTGATCATCGTCCTCCTGGAGTTCAGGCAGAAGGTAAATGACAACACGTCGCTGACGCGACTGTACGACAAGCTTCAGCGCATGGCGGTTGACCTGGAGCGAGATGATAGTGACTTCATTCCCTTGATGCCAGAAAGGGGGGAGACGTGAGCACGCTTGAGCTGGGATTCGTGATCCCGGACACCGTTGACGAGCTTCTGGAGTTCTGGGGGATGAATGAACGGTGGGAATGCTCACTGCTCCACCAGCCATTAGTCCGAAGGTGGGCTTGGGAGATTCACGCAACCCAGGAGTTCGTGCCCGAGCGTCTTCCAACCAGGATCGGCGAGCGGGTTCTGATCGCAAGGCTTGCCTTTGACGTCACCGGGGAGTGGAAGGTGTCACACGGGCAGCTCGTGGGACCTGACTACCCGCGCACAATCTTCCCCGTAGACGATGGTCGGTTCACGGTGTATCCGGGAGATAGGATCAACCTCAACGTCCACATGGTCGGTGTGCGGTGACAACCGGTCAGGCACCTAAACGTAAGGGCAGCGACCAGGTGCTCATCGCTGCGACAATGGGTGATCCCGGTGTCCGCTTCCACGATTTCATTGCCTCGCTGCTGAACCTGAAGACGTACATGAGGGACCGAGCGCTGATCAATATGCTGCCCGGGGTCAACGTCACGCACAACTGCAACGAGGCGTGCAAGATGATGCTGGAGAAAGGGATGGAGTGGCTGTGGCTGATCGGGGACGATCACGTGTTCGCGCCCAACATTGTCGAGGAGCTGATGAAGCATGACGTGGACGTCATCGTGCCCCACTGTTTGAAGCGAGTCCCGAGCTTTGAGCCGGTGATCTACGCCGAGTCCGACGAGGATGACATTCACACCCCGTACCTGGATATCCCGGCGACCAGGATGCCGAGACTTCCAGAGAGCGGACTGACCCCGGTGCACGCGGCCGGTACGGCCGGGATGTTGATCAGGCGCCGCGTCCTGGAGCAGATGGAGCAGCCGTACTTCAGAACGTACGGGCATCAGAACGAGGATCTGATGTTCTGCAAGCGCATCCGGGAGATGGGCATTCAGATCTACTGTGACCCTGAGATCAAGCTGGGGCATATCGGGTTGGTAGCGGTATATCCGATCGGGCTGCTGGCGCCTAACGATGGACGCTGGCTCGGATGGGGAGTGGAGCTGAGCCTCGGAGCCGAAGACATCAACATGAACGTTCACCTGCGACGTATCGCCGGGAACAGCCTGGCCCCGGCATGAGGAGCTGACACATGGCACAGACTCATCTACCCCAGCACTGGCGTCTTCGCCTGCTGGACCTGTTCGAGAAGCCACGCAGCGAGGCAAACCTGGACTTCCTCCAAGCCTGGTCTCAGGCCGAGGGAGGGACAGCGACTCGCAACCCGCTCAACACCACCTACCCGCTGCCGTGGGGATCAAGCGACTACAACACGTCGCACGTCAAGAACTACAGCACGCCGCTCCAGGGGATCGCGGCGACCGCTCTGACCCTCGATCAGGCCACGTTCGCTCCCATTCTCGCTGCGCTGAGCGCGGACGAGACAGCGGAGACCAAGGTGGACCTGTGCGAGGAGGCCTTGCGAGTGTGGGGCACGAACCCGCAGCTGATGCGGGAAATTCTTGAAACGATGTAAGACGGGAGGCACGATGAGGAAGAAGAACCGCGCACTGAGTGACCTGGGCCCGCAACTGCTTGGCAGGGTGCAGAGCAAGCCCGACGCACGTAACTGGAATCTCTCCGCCTTTCTGGGAGACGCCGCGAGCCTTCGTGATCAGGCCGTAGCCGAGCTGAAGCAGACCTCCGTGGGTTACACGTACTTCAAGTCACACTCCATGCCAGCGTCCAGCCACTGGGCGAAAGCTCTCGCGCTCCTCGCTCAGATCAACGGCCCCGCGCCGTCTCCGACGGGAGACAAGATCTGGGCTGATCAGGAGCCGATCCTGGACCAGGGGCAGACGCCACACTGCGTTGGCTTTGACGGCGCTCAGTGGGGCAACACGCTTCCCGTTGACGATCACTACACCAACGAGGACGGCCATGCCATCTACTACGACTGCAAGGTTCTCGATGGGCAGCCGAAGGTGGAGAACGGAACGTCCGTTCACTCACTCGCTCGCGTCCTGAAGAATCGTGGCAGGCTGAGCGCATACGCCTGGGCTGGAGATGTGACGACCATCTCGGACTGGCTGCGTACGAAGGGCCCGATCATGGCTGGCACCGACTGGCACAACAACATGTTCAACCCCGACTCCAACGGGATCATCAAGCTTGGCGGCGGGATCGCTGGAGGCCACGGTTACCTTCTGGCTGGGGTGGAGACGTTCGGCTCGGCGCTGTACTACCGGATCAGAAACTCCTGGTCAGCGAACTGGGGGATGAAGGGAGAGGCGCGGATTCTCGTCTCTGACTTCGCTACCCTGCTGAGCAGCAACGGTGAGGCTCTCGCCGCTCTAGAGCTTCCGTAAAGGCCCCTAGCCGAAGACAGCGGGTGATGGCCACCGTACTCCCGCTGCCAGTCAGCACACAGGAACGTCTCACCTACCCTCCGGGGACAATCGTGATCCCGTGTCACGATCTGGCGCGGTACCACCAGTTCACGCATGACATGCACCTGCTGGATGTTCCGGACGGGACCATCGCCAGCTACCAGCGCAGCCTCTCGATAGTTCAGAACCTGAACGAGGCCGTTAAGGCCATGCTCCAGGAGCAGAAGCCGCCGGTTGACGAGGCAGGCAATCCCAAGCTCGATGAGTTCGGGGAACCGCTACCGGCTCCTCCTGACAGCCAGTGGGCCTGGTTCATCGCCGATGACCACTGCTTCTCGCGCACCGTGGTCGTTGACCTGCTCCGGCGGGACGTTGACATCGTGGTCCCTCTGGTCTGCCGTCGTGGACCGCCGTATTCACTCGTGATCTTCGACGACGAGCGCGGAGAGGACGAGCACGGACGGACGATGTACCATCAGGTGCAGTATGATGAGCTTCCGGAGGACGGCGGACTGTTTGAGGTGCACGCGGCGGGTAGCGCCGGGATGATGGTCAAGCGCCACGTCTTCGAGGAGATCGGGTTCCCGTGGTTCGAGAACAGCGACGGGATCAGCACCAACGAGGACGTGGAGTTCTGCCGGAAGGCGAGAGAGGCAGGATTCAAGATCTGGTGTGACACCGATGTACGTCTCGGGCACCTGGGAGCCGTTGCTGCCTGGCCCGCTAGGCGGGAAGGTGAGTGGGGGATCGTGTTCGACTTTCAGGGGGTCGGTCAGAACCAGATCTGGATGCCGGGAGGAGTTCGAGCGTCCGACGAAGGCGTGGGCACGGCCACTGGGCAGGTTGACTGGTGATCGGGCCAGACCCCACCATCACCGGACACCCCAGCGTAGAGCTGGAGAGCGCCGTGCCCACCGCGCTCCCTGTGGTCATCACGGTCTGCGCCGAGTGCGGCGAGATGCGCTCCGTGCTCTGGCTGAACAAGGACCGCTGGTACTGCCGAAGCTGTCGCGCCAACGGCGCGGCTCCACCCAACATGTTCCCACTAGCGTGAGGAGGACGAGCAATGCCTGAGATCTGGCCGGACGAGGGACTGGACCTCGCACTGGCATACTTCCCGAGGTCGGGTACGGCGCTCCCGGCCAACACCTGGATGGCGCTGTTCACGGCGTTCACCGCCAACACGGTCGGGACCAACACGGGCACCATGGGCGCCTACACCGAGCCAAGCGGCGGCAACTACGCTCGCCAGACGATCAGCTCGGCGTCGTGGGGTGCGCAGGCCGCGGCCACGTCGGGACGCAAGAGCGCGTGCTCGCAGATCACCTTCGGGACAGCGTCAGCTTCCTGGGGGACGGTCAACGGGTTCACGATCACAAACTCCCTCTCCGGCGGGAGCTGCTACTTCGCCGCCAACTTCGATGACACGACTGCGGTGCCGATTCAAAGTAACGACGTGATTAAGGTAACTCCTACGATCCAGTACAATCAATGATCGGAGGCGTTGTAATTCTCTCTTCCCTACCCGGAGGAGAGAACGATGCAGTTCGACCAGTTCGTGGAAGTTCGGCCGGTTGGAAAATCCATCTCGCAGTGGGCCAAGGATGAGAATGGCAACTGGTGGTTCTATGGGCGCGGGATTAGCTACAGAGCGCGAATACCAGCAGAGGAAGCTCAGTGCCAGGAGTGCGGAGCGATGTTCATACGACGGACGCCTCGGCCCAGCGAATACGCGCAGGGCGCTCGCGGCTGGTACTGCTCACGTCAGTGCGCTAATCGCGCCTACAAACCGCTTCGACATCGTAAGGGCGCAGACCACCCGAACTGGAAAGAAAGGAACTATCGGCGCATCATGGCTGCACACATCGGGCGTGAGCTACGGCCCGAGGAGACGGTCCACCATGTCAACGGCGATCGCGATGATAACCGGATCGAGAATCTGGAGCTATGGGCAAGTCGTCACCCTAAGGGCCAGCGGATCGAGGATCTGGTCACATTCGCTCGGCAGATTCTCGCTGACTATGGAAAGCTGGTCCGATAGGCCGCACTGCACCTGCTTTGAAGGAGTAGTTTAGATGCGTTGGACGCTAGGATTGGCTCTGTTGGTAGTGCTGCTGCTGGCTGCTCCAGCCGGGGCTGAGCGGCACGCTCAACCGCGAGAGCTGAGCCGATTCGCGGCTGCTCCGGCCCCTACTGTCACGGTGGACGCGGTGACCCAGACGAGCGTGACCCTCGGTTCTCTCTCATGCGGAACCAGGTATCGCTTCCGAGTCCAGGCATACTCGTTCACGGGAGTTCTCTCCAACACCACCACGCTGTCAGCTACCACGGCAGCGTGTGCTCCATCACCTCCGCCGCCGCCTCCGCCGCCGCCTCCGCCGCCGCCTCCGCCGCCTGGGACGGGTCAGTATCCGCACCTCCTGGACGGGTACGCGGTGAGACCACCGTGGCAGGTGGCCGGGGTTGACTACCCCGTAGGCATTCCGAACGGCACGCCGCTGACCCCGATCGCGCTTCTGAATAACCCCCAGGTCTCCTTCACGCCTGGTAGCAACCTGGTGCGCTGCACGACCCCAGGTTCCAGCGTCGTCCTGGATGCAGTGGATTTCGGCAACGCCACTCTCTACGACACCACTGGCTGCACCTGGACGGTGACCAGCAGCCACTTTGGATGCCCAACCAACTTCACCAACGTGGACGTGGATACGGTCTCCATCTCGCACAGCGAGTTCAACCAGGCTGGCTGCTCCAGCGGGCCGTCTTCATTCATCAGCGCAGGCCCCGTTACTGCGCAGTACGACTGGTTCCGCAACGGCTGGCAGCACGTGATCGAGACGGGCACGGGATCGGGCACCGATATGCGCTTCAACCTGATTGACACGATGGTCCCGGGAGGCGTATCCACAGGGTCACATGAGAATTTCCTTCAGCTGACGGGCACGTCTACGTCCAACGGGATCACCGTGCAGTACAATACCGCCTACCAGCCTTCGGGAGGTAACGGCGAGGGATGGCAGTTCTACTGTAACTCCGGGCCGTGCGCGATGAACAACCCGAACTTCTCGAACAACACGATGGTATCGCTGCCCGGCGCCAACGTCAGCTACTTCATCCACGGCAACGACGTGGCGGTGGCCAATGGAGTTGACTCCGACAACTACTTCGACCTGCGCGGGGCCTTCGGCGCCTACTACCCGGGCAAGATGAATAGCTGGGTTAACTCAGGCAACCTGGATCTGAACACCGGTCTCACGATCACGCCGGGGTAGCTGATGGCGGCTACCTGTCGCGTCATCGCTGGCCCGACTCCTGGCACCGATAACAGCGTTCACAAGCTGACGCTGACCGACAGCGTGGCGGCTGGAGAGACGATTGTGTTCCTCTCCGGGCTGTCTCTCTACGTCACCGAGGGGCTGGTTGGCTTCGCGGACGTGGATACCGGCCCGTACCTGAGCTTCGACTGTGAGTACAGCGCTATCAGCAGCAATGGACGCGGAATCTCCTGCTTCTCGGCCTACTCTCCGAACGGGGTAGCGTCCGGGACGACGCTGCGCTTCAGCGTCAAGTACACGGCTGGTGCGTACTACCACGGGCAGTCTCCGTACGCAGTCGCTCTGGCTCTCAACTCCGGCGACGGTCGCTACATGGTGTTTGATACCTACGCTGCGGCGGACACCAACCTGGATACCACCCCGCACACGCCCTCAATCACCAGCGCCGCGGACGCGATTATCCTCGGATTCTTCGCCGGGTACAACTCTGGTACTCCAGGGTGGTGGACTCCAGACGGGGGCGAGACCGAGTTTGCCGACGAGGCGGCAGGGACGGAGTCGGGCTACTGCATCGCTGGCAACTACCGGATCGTGACCAGCCCGTACACCGGAGCGTCCGGAGGCACCCTGGCTGGATCTACCGGGTTCGGGACGCTGATCGCGTCGTACAAGGCGACGTCGGCAGAGCCGAATCGAGGGCCGACCATCCTGGCTGGCTCACGTGAGGTTGGCGTCACGGTATCCAACGACTTCTGGGAGGACGGGCACACCGGCGCATTTCCGTTCGTCTGCGCCACGACAGGCACGTCCACGCAGATGGGCATGACCCCGATGCTGGAGAATGACACACCCAGCGCCATCACCGGAGTCAAGCTCGGGGTCTACACGCATGACTCAGGGAACAACCGACCAGGCACGCTGATCGCGTCCGGTACGGTGTCACCTGACCCGGTCAAGGGCGGCAGGTTCATGGCTGACGTGGTCGCCTCCCTCAACTCAGGTACGACCTACTGGCTGGCCTGCTCATCACATGGGCAGAGGTTCGACCTGGCCGGGGTAGCAAGTACCAACTTCGGCCGAGAGAGTCTCACGGAGATGCCCGGTACCTGGTCTCAGACAGCGAATATGCAGGTCCAACCCGCCATCTGGATCGAGCAGCAGCCAACGGGGATCACCAAGGCCGGCACGGGGATCATCGGGCCGTAAGTGGCCGCTGCTGTCACCCACCTCGTCACCACCCCCGACACCGGCAACCTGACCAACGTCTCGGGCGGGTTTACCCCCATCGCTGGTGATCTGATTGTCGTCTTCGCCACCGTTGAGGGGAACACCGCCGATCGAACGCTGACCTCCTCAGTCGGGAGTGCGCTTACCTTTACCCAGGTGCGCAAGGAGCTGTTTCGCACCAGCGCGGACTCCCTCTATGTCTTCGTGTCCAACCAGCTGGTCACCGATACCACGGCTAGCCAGACGGTAACCATCGGTGGTTCAGGCTCGGGCTCAAACATCACCGTGTTTCGAATAAGCGGCCTGGGTCCCGGGTATCCCGACGTGGTTCGCGCTCAGGGCGGGCAGTCAAACAAGGCTGCGGCGAATGCGCCCAACCCGGCTTTCCCGCAGGCTGCGCTGACAGCTAACTGCGTCATCGGTGGCATGGGCAACTCCACCAACCCGGCCGGGATGACACCGCCCGCTAGCTGGACGGAAACCGCAGCTGCAGACTCTGGCTATACCACTGGTCAGGTGACCGGGATTGAGAGCTGCTTCCGCAACAGCGGTGAGACCAATACAACGATCACCTGGGCATCCAACTCAGCGTCTATCTCAGCGTCAATCATTCTGGAGCTATGGCTGGGAGTCACGTACACCAAAGCAGGCTCTGGCATCTCGGCCTACTCCGGTACGTCAGGAGTTGAGGCGGTCATCTTCACCGAGACTGGTTCCGGCATTCGTGTGGCGGCGGGTAGCGGTACGCATGATCTTCCACCGCAGACATACGTCAAAGCGGGCATGGCCGTTCTCGGGCTCAAGGCGTCCGGGAACACGTACTCTAAGACCGGGGTTGGAATCCAGGATCGCAGTGGCACTGCGTCAGATACCCTGCTGTGGACTGAGAGCGGTACCGGGACTCTGGTCAGAACCGGCGCTGCTGCTGACGCTCTCTCAACGGTGGAGACCGGCGCTGGGATTCAGCCCAGGGCAGGTGGCGGTGTCAGTTCCAGGGGAGCCACCTATCAGAAGCAGAACGCTGGGATCAGCGCGTTTATCGGCTCCGGTGTAGACGCCTCTGCATTCGCCGAGTCAGGCGCGGGGATCAGCTCAAGGGCTGGGACCTCTGGACCAGACGCCAACGTGTTCACGGAATCCGGGAGCGGCGTCAGCTCACGGGTGGGAACGTCCGGCGCAGAGGCGGTAACATTCTTCGAGAGCGGCTCCGGCGTCAGCTCCAGGACTGGCACATCCGGGCCTGACGCCAACGTCTTCACCGAGACAGGCTTTGGTATTCAGAGCAGGGTCGCTAGCGGTGGTGAGACCAAGTCCGGAGGGACGATCTATCAGCCTACTGGCTCGGGAGTGCAAGCCCTGGTCGGATCAGGCACGGACTCCACGGCATACTCTGAGAGCGGAGCTGGAGTCAGCTCACGTGCGGGAACCTCCGGGCCGGACTCAAACATCTTCAGCGAGAGTGGATCTGGAGTTCTGGAGGAGGTTGGATCGGGCGCCAGCCAGAAGACCAGTCCCAGCGGAACTACCTACCAGAAGCAGAACACCGGCGTTAGAGACGATATCGGGTCTGGTCTCGATGCGTTCCAGCCTACGGAGAGCGGCACCGGGACGCTCACGGGGATCGGGTCTGGTTCCAGCGCCAGGGCTGGAGTCCAGGCTAAGACCGGCGCGGGAATCTCCGATCGCGTGGCGTCTGCCACAGACGCCTTCTCATCGACGGAGAATGGGGCTGGCGTTCTGGATCGGGCTGGTTCGGGCGCCAGTTCCCGCGCCGGGCAGCAGGTAAAGACAGGATCAGGCGTCTCCGATCGAGTCGCAGCAGGGGCGGACTCGTTCCAGCCTTCGGAGAGCGCAGGAGCAGTCGTCTCCGCTGTCGGTAGCGGTGGAGACGCCTATTCACCTTCGGAGAGTGGGAGCGGGATCCTCGCAGGCTCCGGCAGCGGCGCGTCTTCTCGCGCGGGGGTTGGTTCAAAGTCAGGCACGGGGATCCGTCAGCTCTCGGCTGCCGCTACCGATGCCGTCACCTACACCAAGAGCGGGACCGGGGCCATCGACCGCGCTGGTGCGGGAGCCGACGCGGCCACCCACCCCGAATCCGGCCTTGGAGTCCTGGCGGCAGTCGGTAGCGGCGCAAAGGTTGCGCAGTTCGGTGCCACCTACGTCAAGAGCGGGAGCGGCGTGAGCACGTTCACCGTTCAGGGGGCCAAGGTTAGGTGGGCGCTGAAGACGGGTACAGGGATGCTCGATCGGGTCATCTCGGGGACTGACTCGATCATGTGGACAAAGACGGCGCCCGGCGTCCTGGTCATGAGCGCCGGAGGTGAACGCAAGTACGGCGTGGTGCCGGGCGACGTCACCGTGATCCCGTCGCAAGTCTCAACCGTGGAGTCAAACGGAAGCGGCCAGATCGTCACGCTGGACGTTACCGATGATCAGATCATGACGGTCAGCTAGCCGAAGACAGACCGCGTTGGCCACCCGGACAAAGATCGAGCATCTGGACGTAGGGGATCGCTGGACTCCCACCGCCGTGTGGAAGGTGCGGAACGTCCTCACTGACCCGAGTCAGATCGTGGTCAAGCAGCTTGACCCAACGGGTACCGTGACCACCGTCACCACCTCCAGCAGCCCCTCGACCCTGACTAGCGCCAGCCAGCCCCTAGCGCGTATTGACACCGGGAGCTTCCAGCTGATCCCTGGCATTCAGCTCACGGGCGCTGGCTACTGGAAGGCGAGGTTCGAGGGGACGGGCGCAGCTGAGGCTGCCGAGGACTTCACGTGCGTAGCCGACCCGAGCGAGTTCGTGACCGGAGGCGCCGGGCTGAGCTCCCGCGCTCTCGTCACGCTCTCGGAGGCGCACGACTGGCTGAATGAGCAGACCAACTTCACCGGCGAGGACCTGGAGATTGCTCGGGCGATCAACGACATGTCGGACTCGTTCCACTACGAGAGTGGGAGGGAGTTCAAGGTCAACGGGACCAACCCCCAGGCAAGGTCATTCTTCGTCGACCAGCGCACCCCATTGGTCAAGATCGATGACGCCTCGACCGTCTCCGCCGTGAAGCTCATCTCCCAGACTGACTGGTCCACCGTGCTCTACACGTACAGCTCATCGGAGTACGTGCTTGAGCCCGAGTCCAAGAATGCGTCCGCCCCGTACACGGGGATCAGGTTCAGGCCCAGCACGCTGAGCCCGTGGCCTGGGCAGAGGGTCGAGGTCACCGGGTCATACGGCTGGCCATCCATCCCTGGGCGTGTCCGCCAGGCCGTGCTGGAAGCCGTCGCTGATCTTCTGGACCGAGATGTGGAGCACTACCGGCAGGATGAGTCCGCGACCAACACGGGAGACACGACAGCCGTCCCGTCTCGCTTCTACCAGTTCCTCCCCCTGCCTCCCCGAGCGCTGTCCGTCGCCCGCAGCTACCAGGGGGTCAGCGTCGGATGAAGTTCACGTTCGCAGACGTGTGCCTGGCCGTGATCGCTGCATGCCTCATCATCGCGCTGTTCACGCATCGAGGCTTCTGAGTGTCCAAGGTCATCCTGGAGTCCCGTCTTCCAGAGATCATGCTCGGGACTGAAGCGATCACCCAACACTCGATCCACAAGGCGGTGGAGGCCGGAGCGGACGTGGCTCAGCAGAAGGTGACCTCGCAGGCAGCGTCTCGCGGCTACGCTCTCCAGGTGGGGATCGGGGAGGACTACTGGAGCGGCGGCGGGAAGTTCTACCCAGCGACGCATACAACGTCATGGGGAGACGACCCGTGGTTCCTGCGGTTCTTTGAGTACGGCACCGTCGCTATCGAGCCGATGCCGTTCATGCGCCCGGGATCGCGGAAGATGCGCAAGGTGTTCATCGAGACGTACGGCCCCGAGTTCTCGGGCTGGGTCAAGAAGAACAGGGTGCGATGAGCACCACGTCCGTGAACGAAGAGGTTCTGGCGCAGACGTACCTGATCGACTACCTGAGCAGCGACAGCTCGCTGATGAACCTGGTCAACGGGGTAAGCGGACGCTCCGCCTGGGCATCGCTCAAGCCCCCGTACGTGAAGGTGGCCCGCCTGGATGCGGCTGACCTGTTCGTGATCGGGCCGAAGAGGATCTGGGCAGACCTGACGTATCTCGTCCGTGGCATCGACCAGTGGACGGGACAGGACCTACCCGACTGGGGGCCGGTGCAGGAGATTGCTAACCGCCTGGACCAGCTGCTCCAAGCTCACGAGGTGGTTACCGCGGACTTGGAGCTTCACTCGTTCCGCGAGGAGAGCTTCACGGATGAGACTGTGGAGAGCGGAGACCTGTATCTCCACGCTGGCGGGATATACCGCGTTCGCGCTCACGCGCTTTAAGCTACGCCTGGGCGGTGAGAGGGAGGCCCCGCACCCGGTGAACGCACCCTGCTCCGGGCACCGCCCTTTCTAGACATCTCGGGATGAACCGTCTACGCTCGCCGAGTCGATCCGACGGGATTGGCAAGGAGTGACCGACTCGAACACTCGTCTTCCGACCCAGGGGCGAGAGGTAGGGAAGGTGCTGGCGAGTCAGGAGTGAAGGCGCGCGGTGAGGCAGGTAGCATCTGCTCGCTCCGGCGCTCGGCCCGTGTGAGCTACGGGTACATCTGACGAAGCGGAGCAAACCCGCGAGAGCTGGGCAGACCGAACCGGCCTGGTCAAGGCATGGGTATAGGTCTTAGAGGTAGCCAACCCTCTCTCCACACTTTTTGAGCGGGCGCTTCGGCGCCCGCTCAACTCATTGCTCGCGCTGAAGTGTGATTAGCTGGATGAACTTCCACCAGAGCCGCTTCAGCCTACCGATCACTCGCCCTCGCTCTCGGCAGAGAAGTCCACGACGTAGTTCATCGCGCCGTACTTGACCCGCACCTGAGCGTCAGGGTAGCGGTCATGCGCTCGCTCGATGGCGTACTGGAGATGCTCGAAGCCCTGCTCTGACTCCTCGACCACCTGGTTGTTGGATGCCTGGGCTGAGTAGCGGAACTTGCCTTCATCGTCCTTCGTGACCTTCACTCGCACAACGTCCATCTCTGCTCCTCTCACTCGGGGTATCTGTACGGCCAGGCCTTCGTCTGCAGCTGCGTAGGCTGCTCGGATGCGTCAAACGTGTCTACATCTTCGATGACGCTCCGGCAGCGTGTGCAGTAGAAACGGCGCGTCCTGCTGACCCTCGGCTTCGCCACCTCGCTGATCAGCCTCCAGGAGTGTGCCTGGCTTCGGTCGGCACAGGGTTCTGTCACGACCCGCTCCGGTATCCATCGAAGCTCCGCTGCAAGCGGATGACCATCTCGTTGTTCAGGCTGCGGTGCTGGCGACGTGCGGCGTCCTCCAGACGCTTCTTGAGCTCAGTCGGGACGCGGAGCTTCATCTCGCTGCGCTCCGTACCCCTGGGTGCGTTCAATCCTGGACCTCAGCGTCCTTGGCCAGAGCGCTGACAACGTTCAGCAGTCGGTCATCTCCAGCCGCTCGGTAGTGGATGAGGACGATATCTCCAACCTGCGCCTCGATCACGATGCGCTGGCAGTACTCTGGGACAAGGCCCGCGTCTATGAGAGCCTGGATGAACACTGTCCCGACCAGGACCCTCGGCTTCTGGACGCTCATGTGCTCACGCGCTGCTGGACCTGCTCGCGCCAGAGACCGTCAAGCTCCTCCCAGGCATTGAGCTCCTCGTCTCCATCGAGCGGAAGGAACCCGTAGTGCTCGGCGTCATACACGCTGGAGAGCTTCGTCCCGTTGAGCTGAATGTACACGCCCAGATCGTCTGCGTCTTCCATCGGGTTCGACTGTGAGACCAGCTCCAGAGTCCCGGCCACGCACTTCTCCCACGCGCTCATGTCGAAGTAGCCCTCGGTCATCGCTCGCCGGATCGTCCGTTCCCACCCAGGCATAACCTCATCGAGCTTCCGGGCGCCGCGCTCTACAGCTTCCCTCTGCCGATCCGTATGCATCCCTGCTCCTCTCTCTCTGATAGCGGTGGAGTCATACTAGACCCAGAATCTGAGAGAGGCTAGATCCGTTAGCCGAAGACCGCCCCAGCAAACCTCGAAGGAGACGACATGCCTGAAGTTTCATCACTCTTCAACGGCGTACAGATCGGGGTTGAGACCACGGCAGGGACGGCCGTCTCCGCCTCGAAGGTACTCAACTACCTGAGCCTCGCGCCAGGTGTCTCGCTTGAGTTCAACCGGTTCCGACCGATGGGCCAGCGTGTCGCCTCAGCGGTGACGCCAGGGAAAGACTTCACGACCTGGGACATGAGCGTGACCAGGTCGTACTCGGAGTGGATCTCCCCGTCCAGCTCCCTGTGGGGCAAGGTCACCGCGTCCACGATTGAGACCACGGGGAAGCGCTGGACCTGGACACCGAC